AGATTTGCAGTAAGACTATACGTTGGATTAGACGGTGGCGGCGGGTCATTGGGAGGTGGCGGCGGGTCAGGTTCAGGATCTGGTACACTATATACACATGCCCCATAATTTCCATAATTATCTGCATTTATATCTAGACACTTGGGTGGATATATACAAGTTCCATCGCTACCATAATTTGATGCATTTGAATCATCACACACCTTTACATCTCTATATTTTTTTACCTTTATATCATAAACACACTCTGAAGGTATGGTTGCATTAGGGTTATAATTTTTAGCACTACTATCCATACATCCTCGAATCTGTGCGGCTTGTACTGGTGGTTTAGTAGATGCATATTCATCATTACTTCGTACTGTTTTTAATATTTGTTTAATTTCATCTAACGTAGTTTGTTGAGCTTTTGATTTTAAAGTATTTAATCTTATGGATTGTTTTGGTAATGTAAACTCAGCTGCATCTGATGCCATATTACATATCTCATCAAATACATTTTCAATATCAAACTCTACACCAAATGAATCACCAGTGGATTGTCCGTAATTTGCTTCAAATGGATTATAATACTTATTCATACGATAATTATCAATAATCTCTTGAAGTAATTTTTTTACTTGTGTCATGTAAACTTCAAAATTTACTAATTTAAATTCTGTTTCTATAAGTTTAATATAATCTTGCCCTTCTGATATTGTTCCTTTTTTCATCAACATCTTTTTAACAATTTCAGTAACATCAAGTTGATTTACAAAATCATCAAAGAATATTAATATATCTGCGGTAAATGTTCCACAATTTACAAAAGTATCATATCTTGCTTGTAAATCTGAATTAGCAATGGAGGTACCATCTTCTACAACAGGTAATACTCGTACCTCAGTTCTTGAAGGAGCTATTTCATGAATCCAAACTTTATCAAACAACCTTGGTTCAGAACCCAATCTTCTATTTAGTAAAGTGATTTGTGTTTTGAATACTCCATTGGAATATCCAGCTTCTTTAATAAGCTTTTCGGTATCTATAAAATACTCTTTGGCATTATTTGTTTTCTTATTAAACTTATTTTCAGGTACTTTATCAAAATATGCTTTAATATTTTCATCAGTATAGCTTATATATCTTACTTTATGACCATTAACAGATTCCTGTGGTAATTGATTATCGGATGCATCATAGATTACAAACTCGATAATATCACCAACATCAAATCCGAAATACCCACGCTTGATTTCCTTTTCAAAGATTTGTCTATCTTTGTCATCAAGTCGGTATCCCTTCTTTTCTTCTACTTCTTTAAATCCTTTTATTGCCATTTTTATTTTTTAATTAAAGATTTTGAACTACTTGATTTTCATTACTTTGAATACTGTTCGAACTCGTATATCCATGGTTATCAGAAACTTTTTGGTCCCCATAGCATTGCCAATAGTGAGTGTATAATATTAATTTTTCATTCTTTGGAGTAGAGTATGTGATTTTAGCATCATCAGTTCCTTTTCCTCGGCCGGACCTTCGTCTTAATATAAGTGCTTTACTTCCTGGTTGAAGTTGGCCAGTTGTATCTTTAGTAGCTGCTGGTATGGTAATACTCGTAGGTAAAGTAGAACCATCTCCATCGCCATTTAAAGTTTGGGTTTTCTTAGTAAGCTTTACTGATTCCTCTGCTATATTATAGAATGTAATTTTCCTACCACATATAATCCCTCTCCAATGGTTTCTCCTATCATCAAAGTAAAACTGCCAATTACTACCACCATCTGTTTTTTCTGTATGAGCGAACTTACCTCTAGAATGATTTACTAAGTATCCAATTGTACCACTAACTTGCCATGTATTTGGTAAGAAAGTAGATAATAAATCTCTTAAGTTGGTTTGATTCGCTGCCGCCAGCTCAGCTGCAGCTGCATTAGCTGCATCTTCAGCTGCTTTTTCTGCAGCTGCTTGAGCATCTTTTGCTGCTTGAGTTTGAATATCTAATATATCTAACTGAGCTGCAACTTGTCCTTGTAATGATGCTACAATCTGTCTTAATTGAAGTATCTGTTCTCTTAGAGTATCTTTCTGCGCAGTTAAACCCTCGACCTGTGCTTGTAATGAAACTCGTGCCGCAGTTTCTCGTGTTCCCTTAATAATTGCTTGGGAAAATTTAGCACTTAAATCACCAAATGAACTTGCCTGTTGTTGTAATTGATTTTCGGCTATAGCTCTTGCTACTTGTGCCGCATCTAACTGAGAACGTAATGATTGTATCTGCCCTTGTAGTTGTGATATCTGTGCTTGTAAATCTCTAATTGTATTGTTAGCTTCTGCTAAATCAGCAACTGCTTTATTATATTTTTCTAATAAATCATCGTATAATGCTTTAGGAACAACATCCGGCGTTGGCCTTGGTGGTGGAACTATTAACTCATCAATTACAGTATCAACTGCTTTTTTTAGTTGCTCTTCATCATACTTAGGTTTTTCAATGAAGTTTGTTAACTCACCATCTCGTTCACCCTCAATATGTTCATATGGTTCGGAAGCAGATTTAGAAACTATGGTAGTAGAACCATCAATAAATGTATGAGTTTTAGAAATAGGGTCCTCAGAGATGATTGCTCGTGAACCACTCTGTGCTAATTCTGAAACTCTAAGTTTATTTTCTAATGCCATTTTATTTCTCTATTGTAAAAGTTAAATCCTTATCATCAAAATATTCTATAACACCATCTCTATTAGTTTTAATCTGAATATAGTAATCTCTATTATATTCCCAATTGGTTAAATCTAATTTAAAGAAATTACCAGTTGAATCACACGAAACTTTTGTGTAATCATCATCAAATGGAATTATAATCTCATCAGTTAATATATCTTTTATCTGATAATAAGTAGTTGATGGTAAAAAATATAAATCTGTATATGAGTATTCATTAGTATATGTTTTAAGAGGATATTTTTCTCTTCCGAAAACTCTGATTGTAGGTTTACTTCCACGCTTGTATCTAGTCTTTAATCTTTTAAATGTTACATGAATATCATCAGCGGTAAGTTCTGTTAAAGAGCCAGTAGAGAATGAAGAATCATCCCAACCAATTCTCAGTTTAGGTTGGTATATTGTATTTGTTTCTTTTGAGAAGAATTTTAATTGCCCATAATCATTAGTATCATTTTCTAATGATGTATCGTGTTTTAAAATAAATCCCTCATTTGGTAGAGTTCCACCAATCCACTCATCCATAGTTGTTTTAACATCCATTTCTATATCAGATGATTCGTATGAAAAAGATTGTGATGAAAATGAACCAGTGAACCAAGTTCCTCCCTTACCATTAAATGAACCAGTTGTATCAGATGAATGTTCTTCAAGTGATAACCAGTCTTGTCCTGTGTTTACAGAGTTCCAAGATACACCATCAGTTGTAATATCATCGAAACGAGTACCTATACCCATTTCCCATGATTGTGTTACTGCATAAGCATATATTGTATAATCAATTGGAATTTCAGATGATTCACATTCTTTAAGAATCATATCTACTGCACTCATTGTTACTTCACCACTTGCAATAGATTGTGAAAGTGGAGTTGTTTCAAATTTAATTACAGAATGTGCAATATCTTTTAAACTTCCATAATAAGTTTTAGAAACTTCTAAAATTTCATCTAAACCAGTATTTTGAGATGGTTGTTGTAAGTAAATAGTTGCATCTTTAGATGCTGTTACGAATTGATACATTATACTACCCTCCCTTTTATATCCTTACCCGGATATTTTAATTCAAATACAGATGGGTCTAAAGATGGATAAACCATTTTTCCCTTTGTTGCTGATTCAATATTGTATTTTATTTTAGAGTATGAACCTCCACATTTATTTACAATTTCACATTTTGGAACAGATTGAACTCCCTCTACACCAGCAATTAGTAATTCAATTTCAGAAATATTGATAGCTTGATTAAATGTCCAATTATCAATATTAAAATGATTTTCAATCTCTGTAATGCATTGTAGTAGAACTTCTCTTTTGTTATATGAATTATAAACCATTATTTCAAAATCAAGCCCTATATTAATTATAAATCCATTTAATAAATTTATACCATCCGTTAACATTCTATATTCTGATAAGTATGTTTTTAGATTTTCTTTAACTGCTTGGTTTAAGTTCGTTAAATATTTATTAGAATCATATCCTAGCACATATAAATTAATGGCAAATGGATTATTTTTTTCGTTATTTGTAGTTTTTCCAACTAAGAATCTTTGTAATTCTGTTTTTATTTCTGTTTCTGTTTTTTTATTACCACTTAGTTGTTGTACTAATCCTGCAAATTCATCTAAAGTATCAGGTGTGTTTAATATTGAAGATGGTGAGTTATTATCCAACTCTCCATCCGGTGCACAATACGCTTTTGCAATACCACCATACTTTGCTGGTAATGATAATGCTCTTACTTGATAATCTTTTCGTGTTACTGCTCTATTTTGTGAACCAAAATGTGCTAATCCATTCTGTCTAATTTCTTCTAAGGTTTCAGCACCCCTACCACCACTGGCAGGAATTTCATTTTCAGCTGCAATTGAATTCTTTACAGTTCCATACATTTGAAGTTCATCATCATCAAATAAAGATAAATCCTCATCAAATTCAATGTTTGTGATACGCTTAATCTCTCCTTTTGCAACATTTGAATTAACACCACCACCAACTAAATATCTTACAGTAAGTGTAGTATTACTTGGTGCTTGTCCATATGATTTAGTTTTTAAGAAGTTAGCAGGGTCAAATGATGCACCTAATTTATCGATTGAATTATTTAATCCCAATCCTACATTTTTAAAATTTGGTAGTAATGTTTCATCTGAAGATGTTGAATTACCTCCTCCGAAAATAATACTTGTTGTATTATCTTCATTTATTTTAGTAGTAAATCTTCTAGAAGTTTTTGTTACTTTCAAAATTTGAGGTACTGATTCTTTAAACTGCGCCAAATCGTTATCAAATTGAGTGGTGTTCACATAATCAGTATAAATAAGTTCTTGTGCTAAATAAGGAACCTCATACCATTTGTTTCCATTAGAATCTCTTACATCATATATTTCAATAATATTTTTATCTGAAAAATTTATTGTATCAAACTGTTTAGGACTATTAAATGATTTATTTATAGTTTTAAGTTCTGCAGAAATTGCTGGAACATATTTTCTTATTAAATAAAAAGTGGGTTCTTGTAATTCGTTTCTTTGATAGACACTTATCTCTCTATCAGTTATATCATTAAAATCTACAAGTTCTGTTGTTCTAAAGGAAACACCAGTACTTGATGTTAATTCCATACCTTCTTTAATTCTAAGAAGATATCCTGCATCTAATTCGAATCGGTTATCACCATCATATAAATCACCACTTGCTTTTCTTTTACTTGGAACAAGTTGATAAACTGATATACTAGTAAGTGCCGCAGATGTAGTTTTTGGTTTGTATCCAAGAAAGCTAGATAAGTTAATAACATTAGCTCTATCTTCTGCCGAGTGAAGCATTGATTCTTTTAGAGTATCATCTATATAGTAACCAAGAACATCTCCTAAATAAGATGCCATTTCAATGAACATCATACCCGGAGAAGCTTCATTAAAATCTGAATATGAAGTAGGGAAATATGTTTTGGCATACTCAATAAGATTTTCTCTAAATTGACCGAAATCTTTATTTAGATATTTTATATCTCTACCCTTATTTTTTTTATTTGTTGTATTTAAAGCCATAATTTATTATCCCTGAACTACAAACGTTACGTTATCAGTTTCTATACTATCTCCCATAGAAAACTTAATATCCATACCAACTTGATTTCTATCTTTCATTTCATCGGTCAATTCAATATTAATTTCATCTATTTTTATATACGGTAACCAAAAGTTAACACTTTCAGTTATTACTTTCTGTATGTTGGTTTCAAACTCCCTATCATCCATTTGTTCAAATAAGAATGAATGTAATCCGGTTCCAAACTCGGGTTGCATTATTCTTTCTCCTTTTGCAGTTAAAAGAAGATTTCTTAAATTCGTTTTAGCTGCCTCAAATGCCGAATATGTTGGATTAAACAAAGTGCCACTATTAGTAGGATATTCAAAACCATATGCATAGTTATCAAATTCACTATCTGTATCTTTTACTATTCTTTTTGGTAAAACGTATGACATTATTTACCCCCACATCCACAGCCACATCCGCAACCGCCATCTAATTTATTTTTGTTTATCATTTTTTAAATTTTTTAACTAATGCAGAATTATCTCTGTTTAGAATTCTATCTAATCCAGGCAGACCAGTTGTTACACCCAATCCACCTTGTTTTTTTCCACCAACACCTGGCATATCTCCATATCCCATTTGCGCTGCCATTGAAGCTTTCATTCCATCTAAACCTGCTCCTGCTCCTTGTTGAGTAAACTCAACTGTTTTATCCATACTTTCATTCACTTGTGGTTTCTGAAATGAATCTAACACAGATTTTGGAGAAACTCCACCTGATTTTTGTTCTTTAGTAAATGGTTTAGTATTTCTTAGTGCTTCATTTAATGCTTCATTTTTAGATAAAACCCTTTTAGGTTGTTCTGTTCTTTCATTTTCTAATACTTGTTCAGCCATTTTAAATGGGTCTACTTCTTCACTAACCACATTGTTTGTAGATTTATTAGAAGTTTTTGATGTACCATTAACTGCCTCAGCAAGTATTGCTGGGAATTGATTTTTAAGAAAGTTTTCATGTTTCTTAGCAACTTCAACTTCCACTAATGCTTTTACTACTTTGATTAATTGTTTTTGTTTCATTATTTCTAAAATTTTCTTTTATCTTAATATAAATATATCTTTGTTAGTTTTATGGTTCTAATCACAATCACCACAACACTTTCTTCTTTCCTCAGCAAGTTCTTGTCTGATTTGTACTATTGATTTTTGTAATTGTAAAGAGCTTCTATCCTTTTTTGCATCATCTAATAATTTACCTACCATTAAATCAGCTTCATTAAAAAATCGTTCTCTTCCTAATACATCTTTTTGAGTTTCTGCTCTAAGTATATCATCTAAATTTGATTCTAAAGTACCCCCACTTGATAATCTTGCTCTAAGTTCATTATCTATTTGTTCAGAACCACCCCCTTGTTGACCTGGATTAAATGGTACATTATTACCACCAAAGGTTGAGCCATCTAAGGAACCAAAGTTTCCATCTGCTCCAAAGTTTGCGTCTCCACCCAACTTTAAAGCTGGAAACGGAATGTTTGGTATTGAATAACCTACCCATTGTAAAACACCAGGACCTGGAATTGGAGCTGGTGCGGAAGGATACAAAGATGTTGTCATATACATTCCTTTTAAACTAAATAAATGTACTTGCATAAACAGAACCATCATATCTAAAAATGATAAACAAGAATCGGTTGGGATTTCAAATGGTACATTTGGCCATGTGCCAGGTGAAGTTACCATAGCTGAATTTGCTAATATGTTTTGTACTGAACCTGGTGCTGGTATTAATGGGGTAGGGAAGGGAAGTAGTGTAGCTCCAGTCCAATATCCCTTTACTGCATTACCAACATCTTTTAAAAAAGCATGTTGAGCAGGAACTCCCTTAGTAAGTGCCATTGTATGTGCTACAGTCATCATAGTAATGAACAAAGGTAGATTTCCTGCAGCAACTGGATTTTTATGTATTAACTGTCCACCCCGTCTTATGCACATATCATATTCCATCGCCAATTTAGCAGCGTACTGAGGATATGCAACAACTCCAAGAGGATTGTTCATGTATAGTAACATATTTACTTTGAACAATTTCCAAGACATAATTTTACTCCGTAAAGTTTTTTATTGATTTTATTTGGTCTAATCTAGCAGCAATTGCTTCAAATTCAGGAATATTTAGAGGGCCCTTAGCAGTAGGTCCTGCTGGAGTTGCATAAATTTGATTTTTAATAGCAGTAATCATAGCATCTAAAATATCAACTAATGTTTGTGCTCTTGCAAGAGGTTCCTTTTGACCAGTACCACCATTACCACTATCATCAGTATTTAATCGTATTTCTCCATTACCAGTTTTGATAGTAAAGTCAGC